GTGACACCTGTTTCCGGGTCTTGGGTAAATACCGATAATTCCTTACGGGCTTCGGAATGTGCGATCAAAGCCTGAGCGTGGGGGTTGCCCAAAATAGATTCAGCCATGCCCTGAACTTTGTCCGCTTCAGTGCCAGTGAGGACACGTTCGGACGAATGGATTTTGCAAGCATCCTTGTAAGCCGATGAACGCCGGTCGGTAATGTTCTTCAATAGAACGTATTCAGACGCAAATCGATCAGGCTCCAAGATCGCCGTGTGAATCGCAGTACCCATCTCCATAGATCGGGTGGCTTCAGACGGTGGCTTGAACTTGTAATGTGCCGGGGATCGGGCAATCAATGAAAGCCCGGAATTGCTGATGCCTTCAGCCGCGTGATAAGCGGCGTTTTCCATGTCTTCGATAATCATTATCTACTCCTGATGGTTGGTTAAACTGACAACGCTTGCCAGTGGTTGCCAATCTAAACGAACGGATTTAGACTGTCAACTATTCAACCAAGAGGATAAAAAATGTTGACTATTGATGAAATACGAAAGCGTCTGGAGGACAGGCGTTTGGACGTGGTGTCGAAGCGTACCGGCATTCCGGTGACTTACCTGTACAAGTTCCGCGAAGGATCATTTCAGAATCCGGGGCATGAGCGGGTCAGGGTGTTGAGTGAGTATTTGGAGGAAGTGAAATGAGTAACGAAGAAAAAATTAGAGAAGTGATCAATGACGCCATGCGTAGGGCAGGGAAAAAATCAATCAACTCACAGAAAGAAAGCATGGAATACGAACTGATCCTTTCAAAAAAGAATGGCGCCTGTGCGAAGGCCATTATCACTGGCGATGAAATTTTTAATCGCGACATGAATGAGGCCGTGAAGATTCTGCTGGATGTGGTGGAGGATATGGATTTGGTGATAAGGAATCAGTTTGTGCTGAGGAAGATAGATGACTAAAGAAGAATACTACAAGCAATTCCCCGTCATAAGCCTTCTGCAGATAGGCCAAGGGAAAGGCAGTGGAATTGCATCCATGCCCTACATCCGATACGACAAATACCTTGATCTCATCGAGACACTGAAATGGATTTCAGAAGCCGATGATCTTCAAATAATCAAAACGGTATCAACGGTTGTTTTGGCAACACATAATGAACCAAGCCTTCTATATCCTTTTGACAGAAAATGCGTTGATCTCCTAGTGGCTTGGGAGAAGGAGCAGGACGATAAGATGGAGCTGGAGGACTAATGGGGTTTTTTATGCAGCTTATAGTTCTTGTGTTTTTAGTATCCGTTGTAGCAATGGCTATTTTAAACAATCATCTGAATTGGAAATGGCTATGTAAAAATGCGGGTTGGCATCAAGAACCAAAAAGAACGAGGTTTGATGGGTGTTCTTTGACGGGAAAATGTCCAAGATGAGAAAAGTATGTAATGCAGGATAGTCAAGGAAATTGGTTTTAAATTATGCAACTAAGACCCTACCAAACTGACCTCATCGCCAAAGCCCGCCAATCCCTACGCGACCACCAGTCCGTCCTGATGGTAGCCCCTACCGGAGCCGGGAAAACGGCTTTGACGGTTCACATGATGGCAACAGCGGCCAGTCGCGGCATCAGTTCCATATTTTGTGTTCACCGGGATACGTTACTGGCACAGACCAGTCGGGCATTGTGGGAGCAGAAGGTTGAGCATGGCGTTATTGCGGCAGGTCGCGGCATGAGTCCGCGCATTCCGGTGCAGGTTGCATCGGTTCAGACTTTAGTGCGCCGATTGGATCGCGTATCGGAACCCGGATTGATTGTCATTGATGAGGCGCATCGGGCGGCGGCTGAAACGTATCAGAAGATCATACGGGCTTATCCCAAGTCGCGTGTGGTTGGCCTGACTGCAACGCCACAGCGAACTGATGGCAAAGGGCTATCCGATATCTTTCAGGGAATGGTCGAAGGCCCTACGGTTGCCAGCCTGATCCGTGACGGATATCTGTGTCCGTATGTCATTTTCGGAGTCAGTAAACCCGTGGAAACGGCCAGTTTGAAGAAGCGCATGGGGGACTATGTGGCTGAAGAAATTGAAGCCATCATGGATAAACCCTCCATTACCGGGGATGCAGTGGCCCACTACAAACGTCACGCCAATGGCAAACGATGCGTGGTGTTTTGCGCTACGCTGAATCATGCCAGACACGTTTGTGAAGCCTACAACCAAGCGGGTGTGACCGCTGAACATATTGACGGTAACACGTCATCCGCAGAACGTCAGGCGATCCTTGCGCGAGTGAAATCAGGAGAAACGCTCGTCTTGACCAATGTGGAATTGGTGATTGAAGGCGTAGACGTTCCCGCCATCGAAGCAGTTCAATGGCTCAGGCCAACGGCATCCCTCATTATCTGGTGTCAAGGGAATGGGCGTGGATTCCGTCAGGCGCATGGAAAGGATCATCTGATTATTCTGGATCACGTCCAAAACTATGCGCGGCATGGTCTACCAGACGATGAGCGTCAATGGTCGCTTGAGGGTGATCCGAATCGGGGCAAGCGAAAAAAAGCTGACCCGGATGAAATGAGAATCAAACAATGTGAGAAATGCTATGCCATCTTCAATCCCGGTCCAACCGAGTGTCCGTCATGCGGCGAACCCATCCAAGGAAAACCAAGAATCATTGAAGTCAATGAAGGATATCTTGAACAGTTGGATATTGAGTCCATCCGTCGAACACAACGAAAGGAGCAAGGAGGCGCAAGAACGCTTAGAGACTTGGTGGAACTCGGCAAACGCCGGGGATTGAAAGACCCTGCGGGATGGGCGGCGCACGTTTATGCCGCAAGGACCGGGGCGAAACCTGATTTTAGTGCGGCTAGGGGGTATTTGTGAACATTCTAAGTTTAGGCGCTGGCGTTCAATCCAGTACGCTTGCTTTGATGGCGGCCAAGGGCGAAATAGGCCCAATGCCTGATGCCGCGATTTTTGCGGATACGGGTTGGGAACCGCGCAAGGTCATGGAATATCTGGATTGGCTTGAAACCCAGTTGCCGTTTCCTGTTTATCGAGTAATGCACAAAGACGGTCTCTTGAATGCGATTAAAGGCGATGGACGGTTTGCTGCGGTTCCATTTTTCATGTCAGGGGGGGGCATGGGGCAACGCCAATGCACTGCTGAATACAAACTCACGCCGATCAGGAAAAAAACTCGTGAATTGCTTGGATATGAACCACGAAAACGCATACCAGAAGGATCGGTGACAATGTGGATTGGTATCAGCCTTGATGAATCTATTCGCATGAAACCGTCACAGGACAAATGGATTAAAAATCGGTGGCCTTTGATCGAACTCAACATGACGCGATGGCATTGTTTGGAGTGGATGGATAAGAACGGCTATCCGATGCCGCCAAAGTCATCCTGCCTTGGTTGCCCCTATCACTCAAACAAGCAGTGGGTTGAGATTAAACGAGATTCGCCTGAAGAATGGTTGGAAACAATAGAGATTGATCGGTTGATTAGAAACAGGGCATCCGAAATGAAGGATCAGCAATTTATGCACCGATCATGCAAACCGTTGGATCAAGTCGATTTCAGCATCATCGAAAAACAACCGGATATGTGGGAGGGGTTTGGCAACGAATGCGAAGGGATGTGCGGGGTATGAACGAACACGACCTACAAAACCGCATCCTCCTAGCCCTCTCCGCATCAGGTGCAACCGTCTGGCGACAAAACACGGGCCTTGCGTGGGTGGGTGAGCCGGTTCAACTGGCGAATGGCGATGTGCTTCTAAAAAATCCGCGTCGATTGCACGTTGGATTGTGCAAGGGATCAAGCGATATTATCGGATTGCATGAAGGTCGGTTCATTGCTTGTGAGGTCAAAGCCAAAGGCGGCAGAGTCACTCGCGAACAGGAAAACTTCATAGCGCAAGTCAATGCCAACGGGGGTTCTGCCGGGATTGCTTGGAGCGTTGACGATGCGTTGAGGTTGATAGGATAATAGGACTGTCGGCGTGGTACCCGATAGAAAGCCCTGAATTGAAGATGCGTCCCGGTCGTTTTGGATTGGGAGTACCACCGCGTCTTCACTTGAGGGCTTTTTTTTGCCCGGAGGTTTTATGACGATTTGCCACGGATTGACTATGGAGCAAGGCTTACCAGAAGAAATATGTTGCTTTCAGTGCAACCAAACAATGACATTTGGAACAAGTGGGATTGCTTATTTTGGTTATTCATCTGCTATCTATGTTTGCGGAAAATGTTCACCCGGATTTGCTGCTGGAATACTTCATGATGCTAGTCGATTAGACTCATTTCTTCACATTAACGAAAGACACGCAAACTACATTTATGACGCAAACATCCTTGCTCAAGAAAATCGACAAATTACAAAAACATACGGAGGGCTTGATGATTGAAGGCGACTTTGAAGGCGACTTTGAATTCAAGTTCGACAATGTAGTTATTGACCAAGAAACAACACCGGAGGAAGCCGCTGAAGAAATAAAAGAAGTGTTTAATGAAGAATGGATTCAGAAGTTAAAGCAGTTTTTGTAATGTAAACTTCCCAATGCACCTAGGGTAGCTCCCGAAAAGCCGTCACCGTCATGGTCTGGTGCATCTTTTTTGACGGACAATGGCAGACGGAACCATGACAGATATCACGCATTTGTTCCCTGAGATTGTCAGGGAATTCTTAGGCAACGAACCCACAGAAACATTCAAAGGCGGCAGAGAACTGCGGTTTGGTTCGCGCCAATCTTTGTCCATTGATCTGGACAAGGGTCGATGGTTTGACTTTGAACGTCAGATCGGTGGAAACATCCTTGAATTCATCATGGATCAGGCCGGGATGGATGCCACATCCAAGGCAATGAAATGGCTAGAAGATCAAGGAATGATTCCAAAGACCGAATTCATACCCAAGCCAAAACAGAAGCAAAATGGAACGCTTCAATCGACGTACAACTACGTTGATGAGAACGGAGAATTGCAGTATCAAGTCCTCCGCTATGCCAACCCGCGAACCTTTAAGCAGAGGGCCTCTGACGGGACATGGAGCATCAAGCATCTGACACCGATCCCTTATCGACTGCCAGAGATGCTTGCCCAACAAAACACCATTTTGATTGTTGAGGGCGAAAAGGATGTAGACAATCTTTATGAGTTAGGACTTACCGCAACATGCAACAACGGTGGCGCTGGTAACTTCAAGGATGAATTAGTTCCGTGGTTCACCAATAGAACCGTCATCATCATCCCAGATAATGATGAGGCAGGGCAAAAACACGCGCAAGATGTAGCCAAAAAACTGCATCCGGTTGTGACATCTATTCGCATCATCAATTTGCCGGGACTTGGCCCCAAGGGCGATGTATCCGACTGGATACAAATGGGGGGCACAAGAACCCAACTCATTGACATTTGTAAGGCAGCGCCCTTTTGGGAGCCACCGCCGGATGTTGAAATAAATTCCCCTCATGTCACCAATTACTTTGAGCCATTGCCTCATTGCAATGACAAGGGAAAGCCACTGGTTCACATCGACAACTTGCGCGAAATCCTTTACAGGTTGCAAGTCAACATCCGCTACAACGTCATCACAAAAGAGGATGAAATCCTGATTCCCGGTCAATCATTTACGATGGACAACAAGGCCAATGCCACGCTGGCATGGATTGAATCCGAATGTAGCCGTTTCGGATTTTCAACATCCAAGGTTTCAGAATTCATTGTCTACCTAGCCGATCAGAACCTATACAACCCAGTGGCAACATGGATTGAGTCCAAGCCGTGGGACGGGGTGTCTCGGTTGGAAGACCTTTACAACACCATCTATTGCGTCAAGAACTCTGACAACGACCTTAAAGAAGTTTTGATGCGTCGATGGCTTATATCTGCCATTGCCGCAGCATTCAGCCCTGTTGGGGTAGCCGCTCCCGGCATCTTGGTGCTTCAGGGAGATCAATATCTAGGAAAAACAAAATGGTTCAAGTCTTTGGTCCCGGAAGAAATGGACTTGGTAAAAGATGGATTTATCCTTGATCCATCAAATAAAGATTCAGTCGAACAAGCATGTTCATTCTGGCTAGTGGAATTGGGAGAGCTAGATGCGACATTTAAAAAATCAGATATCGCCGCACTAAAAGCATTTATCACCAATAAATCAGATGTATTCAGAAAGTCATATGCCAGAAAGAAATCACAATTTGCACGGCGCACTGTATTTTTTGGTTCAGTGAATAATAAGAACTATTTAAACGATCCTACAGGCAATAGACGTTTTTGGACGATTGAATGTGCAGACATAAAGCATAGTCACGGTATTGATATGCAACAGCTATGGGCTGAAGTTTTGCATCATTGGCGAAATGGAGAATCATATTTTTTGACGCCAGAAGAAATGAATAAACTAAATGAACACAACGAAGATTTTACAGTCATGCACCCCATAGCTGAAAAAATTGCCACGAAGTTGGCATGGGATGATCCTGCATCACTATGGACTTGGAGAACTGTTACGAGCGTTTTGGAGAGCGTTGGAATTGATAAGCCGAATCCATCTGATGCAACATCAGCGGGAATTTACATACGGCGCATGAATGGAGGGAAAGGCAAGAGATCGAATGGGGTTGGCTATGTTCTGGTCCCTAACAACAAGTAAGACGCACTTGGTAGCACTGGTCGCACTGATCTAAGTCATTGATTATTAACCTATAGTGTAACCTAGTGTAACCTTTTTAAGAATAATAAAGTAAGAGAAAAAAAGGAGATATATTATGGATGATGGTCGTATAAGAGATTTTTATAGCCCTATAGAAAAATGGCGTTATGATGCCCTTGGTTGCACTGAAATGGCTACAACCCATGATTGACGCGACTTTCAGCCAGTGCAGCCTCTGCGCCACCAACAAGCCCATCTACCAGTTCAACAACACCTGTTGCCGCGCACGATTTCTGATCGAACAGCCCACTAGGGCATATCGGCAGGACTGGCTGAAGCGATGGGAGAAGGAACTAGATGCTGAGACGATGGACGAAATTAAGCGATTGACAATCAAGCTGTGGGAGGCTAAAACCGCGCCATGACTGGGATAAAGCCATGAGACACCAAGCAGAATACAGACCGACTTGGAAATCCGTATCGGAATATCCACCTCCCAACGGAACCAAGATATTACTCAGGACAAAATACGGAACTGCCATCGTTGGGCAGTATTATCCTGAAGGGGAGTTTGAATACTGGTGTGGTTTACCGACGATGGGACCAAAGCGTAATTCAATAGACGATGCAACACAGGAGGAGTGGGATGCCATTCCAAACAAAAATAGAATTTGATTCCAGTGATTGGGAACAGATTGAAGAATTGTGTTTAATACAAGCTACAGGTGAAGAAATAGCCAGAGTCATGAGGGTTTCTTATGACACATTGGCAAGAAGAATTAATGAAGAATATGGGGTATCGGCTGCGGACTATATAAAAGAACTCGCGGCCCCCGGACTTACTTCACTACGTCGAGCGCAATGGAAAAATGCAGTCGAAGGAAATAATGCCTCAATGCAAATCTGGCTCGGAAAGCAATACCTGAACCAGAAGGACAAGGAAGAAATCGACCAGAATACGACCGTTCGCGTGATCGATGAATCCAGCACTAGAGGCGATGAAGACCCCAATGTGGTGATTAGTGATTGAACGACAGGTCATCCTCCCTGCGCTTCATCCGGGGCAAAGGGCCATCGTCAATAACGCCGCACGATTCAATCACGTTTGTTGCGGTAGACGCTGGGGCAAGACGTTCATGCTCAATCGAATGTCATCACAGCTTGCCGCTAATGGCATGAATGTCGGCATCTTCACGCCCAGCTACAAATACCAATCTGAAATTTACCGCGAAGTTCACTCCACGCTTAGGAGAATCAAGGCTGAATCCAATAAGACCGAAGGCATCATCCGAACCATCACAGGTGGCCAAGTTGATTTTTGGTCATTGGAAAACCCGGAAGCAGGACGTGGACGCAAATACCATCGGGTGCTGATCGATGAGGCGGCATTCGCCAAAGACAGCGAAATGCAGATTACATGGGAACGGGCTATTGAACCGACCCTTCTGGATTACACGGGCGATGCGTTTGCATTCTCAACACCCAAGGGTGTAAACCCGGATAACTGGTTCTATCAGATCAGTGAATCCAAGCAATGGCGCAAGTTCACGGCCCCTTCATCAACGAACCCATACCTGCCAGCGCATGAACTGATTGCCATCAAAGAGCGATCACACCCGCAAGTTTGGCAACAGGAATACCTTGCTGAATTCGTAGATTGGTCTGGGGTATCGTTCTTCAGGCTTCCCGATATGTTGGAAAATGACCGGCCATTGCAAGAACCCATCAAGATCATGGGTGGTGTTTTCGCCGTAATCGACTCTGCGTTAAAGTCAGGAACCGACCACGATGGTACGGCTGTCATGTATTGCGGCATCCAACCCGGATACATGAGCGAAGACCGATTGCCGCGCCTGATCGTTCTGGACTGGGACGTGCGCCAGATCGAAGGCGATCTCCTCATCAAGTGGTATCCAGAGATTGATGCGCGGCTTGAGAAGCTGGCCGTTGAGACTCAGGCAGTCCGGGGGAACATCGGCGCATTTGTGGAAGACAAAGGCTCAGGCACGATCATGCTTCAGCAAGCACAGCGCATGGGCCTACAGAAAGTCCACGCCATCGAATCTAAACTGACCAGTGTAGGTAAGGATGAAAGGGCTTTGGCCGCATCGCCCTATGTGGCATCAGGTCAGGTAAGATTAACCCGTCATGCACACGATAAGACTTTGTGCTATAAGGGCGTTACTCGAAATCACTTCCTGACTCAGATTCTGCAATTCAGATTGGCCGATAAGGATGCGGCTAGGCGGCAGGATGACATTCTCGACGTTTTTTGTTATTCGACTATCCTAGCCTTGGGCGGGAACATGGGTATCTAGCATGGCAGAGATCGACGTTTATGGCGGCGGCGCAATCAATGACAATTCTCCGCTGTTGCAGATTCTTAAGGCGAGTGAAATAGCCGCAGGGAATTCGCTTTCCTATGAACTCTGCAAGCTGATCTACCTTTATCACCCGCTGGGTAAAAAGACCGTTGATTCCCCCATTGCTAGGGCCATGTATAAACGCCGGGAGATCGTCGTTAAGGAATCTCCTGAGTGCGTTATCGAACGATTCAATGACGTTTGGGATAGTCTACAGGCTGACTACTACATTGCCGACTGTGAGCGCCTTGCGCGTATCTACGGCATTTCTTCGCTTGCCGTTCTTCCGACTTCTGATCGGTTCAAGACCTCTGACCCTGTAACGCCAGAACAATACTGGTCCGGGGAATTCCGCTTTAACTCGCTTGATCCCTTGAACACTGCTGGATCACTGGTCGGTATATTGAACCCGAATGATCCTGAGTTCCTAAAGTACGAACAAATCGCCGTAATGGGCCAGCCCTATCACCGTAGCCGGACCCATATCCAGCTTTACGAAAACCCGATTTATCTCAGCTATACGGGTTCAGCGTTTGGCTTTGTAGGCCGTTCCGTATTTAGCCGCGCCCTATACCCATTGCAGTCTTTTGTGCAATCGATGGTTGCTGATAACCTGATGATGGTGAAATCCGGGGTCATGGTTGCCAAAATCAAGCAACCGGGATCAATCATTGATCGTCTGATGGCGGCGGCTCAGGATGTGCGACTCAATATCCTCAAGATTGCCCGTACCGGTAACACCATCAGCATCATGCCTGATGAGGCCATTGAATCTCTGGACCTTAACAACCTGACCTATCAGGATCAGCGCAAGAACATTCTTGAGAATATCGCCCTGTCGCTAGATATGCCCCCCTCATTCCTAACCGGCGATTCACTCAGCCAAGGATTCGGTGAAGGCTCAGAAGATGCCAAGCTAATTGCTGGGTACATTGATCGCGTCCGACTGGATATGGACCCGATCTACAAATACATGGACAACATCGTCATGCACACGGCATGGAGTCCTGATTATTTCCAGTCACTTCGGAATCGTATTCCCGAATATCGGAACATCAGTTACGAACAATGGTTCACGCAATGCAAGCGGTCTTTCCAAGCCATCTGGCCTGAGGCTCTTGAGCCTGACAAGAAAGAACGCACCGATCATCAGAAGAATATTTATACGTCTGTGCTTGAGGTCTACAACACCATTGGCGGTGAATGCACCGGCCAGAACAAGGCACAACTTTTGGATTGGGTGATTGGCAACTTAAACGAAGCGGAAGACCTTTTCCCGAACAAGTTGTCACTGGATACGGACGAAATTGCATTCCGCTCCATTCTTGGGCTTGATGAGCCGCCAGAAGAAAACGACGAAACAACACCCGAAGTTCCGGGGCTTCACGTCCACTAATGACGTATCTTCAAAGGATCAGAAAGATCATTCAGAGGGCCATTGAAGAAGGCCCTTCTGAGTTTCTGTACCTTGAACTCATAGCGGCACTGGAAGCATACGAACCGTTCATCAATGTTCAGGATCGGCTTGAGAAGATTTGGATTCGCGAAGTTGAGCGTGAAGGATTGCTGAAACTGAACAAAGGCGTTACTGCATTTGACCTTGCTTCCATACGACCCCAACTACGGGACGAACTGGAACGCAGGATCATGTTCTCGGTATCCCTCATCAAGCAAAACAAGCAAAAGGCAACCGAAACCACGTTACAACGATTCAATGGCTGGCTGTCATCCTTGCCAGCCGTTCCCGAAGTCAGAGAAGCGCAATTATCCGATATCCGGGAAACCGCAAAAGATATTGCAAAGCCTTTGAAGCAACTTCCGTATGATGAACGTCGAGTTGCCATTGACCAATCCCAAAAACTCATATCCAATCTGAATCAAATCGTTGCGTTTGATTGTGGCGCTATTGGTGCGTATTGGCATTCACACTGGAAAGAAGCCAATTATGATTACCGAGAAGACCACAAGGAATTGGACCAGAAATTCTTCCTGATTCGTGATTCTCAAGCGATGCGTGATGGGTTCGTGAAAAAGGGCGGACATGAATATCTTGAAGATTTGCCGGAACAACCTGGAGAGGCGATATTCTGTCGGTGCTATTATGAATACGTCTATCGGCTTAATAGGGTTCCCGAAGAATGCTTGACGGAGAAAGGTAAAGATGCCATTTAAGTCAGAATCCCAGCGCAAGGCCATGTATGCCGCGTCAGAGGGTAAATCCACGCTGGGTATTCCTGAAGCCGTTGGCAAAAAATTTGTTGCTCATCGTAATGATGAAACCGGCGAAGAATCCAAAGGCATTCAGCCGGAATTCAACGAACTTTCCATCATGGAAGCCATTCGGGATAAGCGACTTGCAAGCCCTCAGCAATTTGGTGACGTAGCACTCTGGGCTATTCGTGTGACGGGTACGGGCTATGCCCTCCGATCCTCCGGTGAAATTGGATACAAATCCCCCGCCGATTACTTAACCCAAGAATTTATGACTCGCTGTCAGGGCTTGCCGGTAGTTTGGGAGCACCCTGAAGAATTGCTTTTAACCACGGATTCATTCCGTAATCAGATCATTGGCACTTCAGTCCTTCCATATATCGAAGGTGATGAAGTTTGGACAATCGCTAGAATCTATGATAAAGAGGCATCTAAATTGATGCAGGGGGAGCAGTTAAGCACCTCTCCAGCGGTTAGCGTTTCCAACTCGGCCATCAAAATCGGGAATGTCCTCATTGAAGGCAATCCCGTGTACGTAGACCATATCGCCGTATGCCAGAACGGTGTCTGGGATAAGCAAGGGGAACCGACTGGCGTAAGACTTGATTCTATGACTCATGAGGACAAACCAATGGAAGAAGAAAGCAAGGGCGAAGACCTGCGCGGCATGATCTCCAGCTTGCTGGAAGAGCATTCTTCGCGGATCGACGCAAAGTTTGATGAAGTTCACAACCGCATCGATGAGATGTTTGGTAAAAAGGACGATGATGACAAGGCCGATGAAGGTCTTGACCCCGAAGAAAAGGAAGAGGTCAAGGAAGAAATCGAAGAAGCACATCATGAAGTAGATTCTGCCGACGACATGAACAAGTGCGACGACGATAATGATGACCGTGAAGAAGTGGAGTTGAAAGAAGTGAAAGACGATTCCGCACGTGCTGATTCTCTTGAAATTAAGGCGCTTCGCCGCGAACTTGCCGCGATGAAAAAGGCAATGGCTCCTGCCGCTTATGATGAGCGCGAAGAAATTGCCAAGGCTATTCATCGTGCCGATTCAGTATTCATGGCAATGGGCGAAACCAACAAGGTTACGCACGTTCCGGGTGAATCTGCCTTTGCATTCCGCAAGCGTATTGCCGCGAGACTGTCTAAGTTCAGTGATCGCTTCAAGGACGTTGACGTTAGCAAGATTGCTGATGCAAAACTGTTTGCGCCGATTGAAGATGCCATCTATGCGGACAGCATCGAATACTCAAAGGCTCCCCCGATCAAGGCTGGCACTGTCCACATGATCGAAAAGAAGATGGGCAACCTGTCCGTCTGGGAACCGTCTGCAAACTCTGATCCTCATGGTTGGATGGACACGTTCTCGAACGGCGTCACCTTCCGTGGCGGCTTCATCAACAAGTGAGGATAAACCATCATGGCTAACATTCCATTTAATCCTTATGCCATCACCAATGTGCAGGACTCCTTCAGCGTCCAGTCACAGGGCTATTGGCAGGGTGATGTTCTGGCTGATCCTGCCGCACGTTTCCAGCTTGTTGCTGGCGTTGTAGCGGCGGCTGAAACCCTTCCCATGTGGGGCGGCGTTGCTATCTATGAAGCAACTCCTCCGGCAAACTCTGCATCTACCGGTCAGGGTCCGACCATTGGTCGCGCCGCTTCTGCCGCTACCCTTGCAGGTTTCACCACCTATCAGGGTACTTTCGCGGCTCCGGTCACTCCGTCATCTACCGCACCGCTTCAGGCTTCTGGCGGCGGCTTCAACTTTGTCCGTCTGGGTTCACTCAGCCGCATCGTTGTCGCTTGTAACTCAGCAGTCATTGCCCTTGCCGGTACGGACAACCCGCAGACCTTTGGCTGGGATGCTACAAATCAACAGCTCGTTGCCGCTGGCGCTGGTACGTTTGATTTCAAGGCAACTCTGGTCGCAGTAAATGCTGGCAACTCAGCTACCGTTGTTTACAACGGCACGACTGGCGCGGCTACTTGGAACACCACCGGCAACGTGGCCGTCATTCTTATCTAAAGGAGCATAGCGATGGCGAATATCACTAATGGCTTCGTGCAGATCAACCCGAACTTCACGATGCCTGAACTTATCATCCAGTACCAACAGCCTTCAGGTGCGTTCCTTACGCTCCCCGGCGGTACTATCATGCCGCGCCTGTCTCCTACGGACCTCGCGGTTTACGTCAAGCGTCTGAATGTGAAATCTTCATTCCTCGCGAACCAGAACGTAAGCAATCAGCTTCCGTCTTGCGCGATTGATGCGACTCAGATCAGCACCCCGACCTACCTGCTTCGTGCAAGGGCGATCTACGATCACCATGACATTGCTTACGCAAACGTCTGGGGCTTCTCGCTTCCCGATGCACAGCGCCTTGCAATGCGTCAGGGTATTTTCCAAGGTCTGCGTCAGGGCCTCCTGTATGGCTTCAACAGCCAGAACACGGGTGAAGGTCTTCTGAATGCTCCGGGCGCAACCAAGACCACCCTGCCGCCGGATTCATTCGGCAACACCACTGTTGTCACCTATGACAATGGTCAGATGGCGCAGTTTATCCTTCAGCAGATCGTACAGGCCAAAACCCGTATGAATCAGCTTGGACAACCTGCCCGTGTGGTTATCGTTGGTCCCCAGCGCGTTATCGGTCAGTGGCAGTATTCAATCGTACAGCTCACTTCCGTACAGCGTCCCGGCGCGGGTTCATTCTCCACTTCAGCAACCATCGAACACGTTGGCGGCTGGAATGGTGACGAAATCGAATTCGGTTTCGATGACACCCTCATCGGTCAGGGCCAGAGCGGTACGGATGCCGTTCTTCTCGTTATCCCGGAAATCAAGGTTCCGTTTGTTGGTTCACAGCCGAACACCAATGAGTTCAGCAAACTGCAACCCGGATTGGAAGCCACTACCTTGATGTTGACCGATTTGGCCGCACCCAAGGAAATCCCTGTCCCAATCGCGGGAGGCGCATTAGATGTATTGTCTGAAATGCGAGCGACGCCCGGATGGGGGATTAGAAGTCAAGGTGTTGTAATTTTGTCAATGCAATACTCATGATTTAGCAAAAACGTTTGCTAAGTGTTACCCGGCTCAATAAAATGGGCCGGGGAATCACTTGGAGACGGGAATGAAAGTTTGCAAAATATGCGAAAATGAAAAGCAAGATTCAGAATTTAACGCGCATCCAAAAACAAAGGATAGGCTTGATTCTCGATGCAAAAATTGCAAGCGAGAAAAATATTTAAGCGAAAAGGATTTAGTTTGCAAAAGGCAAGCAGAAAGAAGGAAGCGTGATCCAGAAGGACTGAAAGCAAGACAAAGAATTTCACAAGCAAAATACTTGGAAAAAAACCGAGAAATTTGCTATCAACGAATTAAAGATTGGGCGCAAGAAAATCCAGACGCGGCCAAATCAAAAACTAGGAACTATGTGGCCCGAAAACGTAATGCAGAGGGCATCCATTCAAGCAAGGATATTGCTGATATCCTTCAATTGCAGAATGGCAAATGCAAGGTATGCGAGGTAGATGTGTCGGCTGGCTACCACGTGGATCACCTCATTGCTTTAGTCAATGGTGGAACAAATTGGCCGTCTAATCTTCAGATTCTTTGCCCCTCATGCAACACTAGCAAAGGCGCGAAGGATTTTGATGAGTGGTTAAATAGCAGGGAAAAAAATGGCTGATTTATACATAGCAAACGTCACCGAACAGAATTTCACCTTCCATTGGCGCGAACCGGAAGCCCCTAGAATTTTCTCGCTTGATATTGCTGGCGGCTCTCAGGTTAAGGTGCTTACTGAAAAATCACCTGAAATTGTTCAGTCCGTGATTGAGCATCACAAGATTTATGGTCTGGTCGATGAGGCTGGCGCAAAGAATGCGACTCGCAATGGCCAGAAAGTCCATTTGGTTTACAGCACCAAAGGACCGCTTTCAGCAGATATCTATGAACTGGCTCAAGAGGTCAATGACGATATCGCGGCAGATCAGGTTCAGCTTGCCAAAGAAAAGGCGGCTTATGCTTTTGGCAAGATCATTGAGCAGGATCAAACGGGCCTTTCCGAAGGTGTCCGTGAAGTAGAACTTGAAATTGTTGAAGAAAAACCGAAGGACATTGGTCGTAAGGACAAACCTCTCGTTAATCAGAAGTTCAACACCAAGATCAAGAAGTAACATGAACGGACCTACTCTGGCTGGCTATCTTGAATTCCTGCGTAACATCGTAGGCATCAATACCACCGTCCTTCCGGATGGTTCGCCTATCATTGAGTGGTCCTATAACTATGCGGTCAATCTGGTCTGGGAGGTGCTTCGGTATCTCCCATCGCCGCCAGATCAATTTCTTTACACCACTGCGGTCTACAATCTGGCCACCAGTTTTTTGTTGGCGAATGGGCAAGACCCGACTGGGCTTCCAGTAAGCCAGCAATTCTTTGGGCCATATCAGCAGAAATACAATCTACGTGCTTTTGTGGGCGGTGTGATTCAGTCGGCATCCGACGAATCCACTAGCAGCTCAATGGTCGTTCCAAAGGCGTTTGACGCACTGACGATTCAAAACCTTCAGAATCTGAAAGACCCCTATGGCCGTCAGTATTTGGCGATTGTTCAGTCTCTTGGCTCGCTCAGCCTGATGGGGATCGCGTGAAACTCATCTTCGGGGTCGAGAATATTGCTTATGAAACGGATGGCGTAACCACGGGTGACGTTGCGAATTGGCTTGAGAATAAGTACGGCATCATGAATGCCTATGTCGGCATGAACAAAAAGTTCATCGGCATGGAAGTGATGCAAGAGATTTTGGGCGTAAAGAATAGACAGCCACAGCATGACATGAGCGCCATTGCCAAGTCGCTGAAGCAAGCCATCTCAATGCAAGCGTTTAATGGTGTCTTGCCCGGAGTACCCACCAAGGCATCAAGGATGGGCGTCAGTTCACGATTCAAAAGCGGCAAGCGTCGAGGAAAGTCAAAGGTATCTGGTGTTCCTAGGCCATCATTTATAGATTCAGGCATCTACCAGGACTCCATTCGCGTGGTGTTAGATGAATCCAAGTGACCTGACCGGCAATTTCCCGAACAACTCTCTTGGGGCCGTACTGAATACGGGCCTTACGGTTCTTGACCAGTCGCAAGAGATTGAGTTTGTTTATTACTACCGAGTGATCCTACCCTATGACGGGTATGTGTTCTGGGTGCGCGATCTTAGCAAGCAACCGATCATGGTGGCCGGTTCATTGCATTACCAGACGGATCAAAAGCAAGAACTCGACAAGACTTCGGCTTATCAGAATGTGGTGTTTACCACGCCTGTAGAAGTTGCCGATTTTAATGACCTGCAACCATCGGAAATGCTTTTCGGGCAGTATGATGACTTTGAGTTTTCCTTCTCAAGTCATGCGAACCGTTATGAGCAAGCGAATCTTTGGCACTACATCGGACAGGCTGTCTATCCCGAAATGCGGACACAGATTCTGCAATCGGCGCAAGATTTGCCGCCTTCCCCTGTGGTATCTAATTCATTGCCGATTTGGATTGCGCTAAACGATTACGCACCGGTCTATCCTTCGTTTCTTGTTCCTGAAAACCTTACACCACCTTACATTGTGTGTGACATTCAGCAAGAAGACACCACCATGCTACAACCGATTGCATGGACGGATGGAGACAACACCTATCAACTCATGAAGGACCGTGTAAGGTTCATCACTTATGGGCTGATTAACCGAGACATTCAGAATTTCGTCCAGTATCTTCTGAATAATTCCCTGCAAGGAACCTACGGCATCATGCAGGGCGGCATCACCGTGAGAGACGGTAAGCGGATTCAATCCGAAATGAACGTATTGGCCCAACAGAAATACATCGAGATGGAAATTTCATATAACCAATCTGCGGTGTACGATATGGCAGTCCAATACATTCAGACCGTTCTGCCGATTGATTTTTATCTGAACCCTGCATAGGAGATTACCATGCCCCAAGGCCCTTTCCAGACTACCGTTTTAAGCGTAGCCAATAAGTCAGCACTCGACATCACCACCGCAACCGTTGTTAAGGCCAGCAATGGTTTTGTTGTTCGCGTCAGCGTCATTGTTGCCGGTTCTACCGTTGGAACCGTTAATGATGCGGCTACCACCGGAGCCGCCGCTGTTGCCAATGAAATCGCCGCTATTCCGAACACCGTTGGAACCTATGCGATTGAATTTCCTTTCGCAAATGGCCTCGTGATCGTTCCCGGAACCGGTCAGACCGTTTCCGTTTCTTACAGCTAAGGGGTAAATCATGGCCTATTACAACCGCATTGTGCAGGTCAACGTCTCTGAGACGGTTGCGCCTCTGCCTAATCGGTTGCAACAAACTGCCGCGATTGTTTCTATGGGTGGCACGACCATTCCTACAGGAACGACGCAGTGGATTGCGGCTCCCGGTCAGCTTAACGATTACCTGATTCCCGCCTACGACATTTCAGCGATTAGCTGGACCACGGGCGTTGTCACGGTAGTTACTACCAACCCGCATGGTATCCCTGTTGGGTCAACCACGAACATCGTTGTTGCTGGCGTTACGCCAACGGCTTACAACGGCAATTTCGTTGCGACTAGCGTAAACACCACGACCCTGCATTATTCGATTGCAAGCAATCCGGGCGCAGAAACCGTTCTTGGAACTGTTCAAGTTGGACCGCAAGTGGATTTGATCGCAGATGATGCAACTTGGTGGGCGCAAGGCAACCTTGGAACGGGTTATTACGTCTATGAAACTGGTTCCGCTGTAACGACTACCGTCATCAGCGAAGTCACTGCATACCTGACCGCTAACCCGCAGACGATCTATAACTGGATTTTCCTGCCGGGAATGGATGCGGATCATGCGAACCTCAGAGCATTCTTCCTGTTGCACAACACGCTGAATGCGCTGATTAAGTTCTGGTTGCCGGTATCTCAATCAACCTATACGTCATGGGAAGGTGAAAACACCCTTCAGAACGTATTCGTCATGATTGAATCACCGAGTGCCGACTTTGCTACGGAATCGGACGTTACCGCACCGGCGCAGTATTACACTGCATTTGTGCCGACTCCGACCAACCGTTTGCCACCGGCGCAATACACCTACTTGAGCGCAGTCACAGCGTATACGCCGATCACTCAGGCGCTGATTACGACCTTCCTGACCAACCACATCAACTTTGTGGCTACCGGCGCAGAGGGCGGCATCAGCAATACCATCCTGATTGATGGCAAGACGCTGAATGGAACTCCGTTCAACGTGGCTTACTCCATTGACTGGGTACAGATTCAGTCAAACCAAGCCATTTCCAACGCAGTCATCAACGGTTCAAATAACCCATTGTCTCCGCTTTACTACGACCAGAACGGCATTGACCGTTTGCAACAGGTTGTAGTTCAGGTAGGCAACACGGCTATTGCATCCGGGCTTGCGCTGGGTCAGGTGATTCAGGTAGACCTCGATCCTACGGTTTTTGCGACCAATGTAGGGCTTGGCGTTTACGCTGGTAACTTCGTTGTGAATGCGGTCCCGTTCAATATCTATACTGCGTTGAATCCGTCTGATTACGCCAACCAAATTTACGGTGGTCTTCAGGTGGCTTACACGCCTCAGTACGGATTTGAGACGATTGTCTTTAACCTGAATGTCACGCAATTTGCCTAGGGAGTAGATCATGGCAACTAATCCAAATCTCATCCCCGGCAACCTGAACCGAGTCCGAGCATCGGTTATTGTTCCGGGCAATGAAACCCTTAACATTCCGGCGCAATTTCAGGCAAAGGAAGGCATCGTTATTGCACCGCAGACTGCTGTGGTCACTCAGATGCAAGGCATGACCACCATCGTGAATTCTGAGGAGCCTTATCAGCTCATTCAGATCACGGTAGCGGTCATCAAGTCTTTGGCCATTTCAGCGCAGTATCTCAACGCCATCCAGAATTCCCCTGTATTGGGGAACATCACGGTGGTCCCGGATACGACTGTCATGCCGAAGTTCAGCCTGATTAACGCTTCAATTATTAACTGGAACCAGATCAGCATGGCAGGTCTTCAGCCTGACTTTACTCTGGTTATTCAGGGTCAATACAACACCAGTAACGACCTTTGGAATCTGGTTTAACCAGTTAGGGCAGTCTAGGTAGCGCACCGAAAGCCCGTCATCCCTGCGGGTTGACTGTCCTATCCTTTCAGGGAATTCAATGAAGGGAAATTGAAATGACCAAGATCAACAAAGAACTCAACATCGTTATCCGGTCTGAGGATGAAGATGGCAATCCTATCATTGCCCATCACACGCCTCTGCCGACTCCGGTTTACGATATTCAGAGAAAGCTGTTCACCGAAACCTACGATGAACTGGCTTCTATGAAGGTTCCTAACGCTATTTTGACCAAATCGGTATTCTTAGAAGCCGCAGAGAATATCGGGCGCTCTAAGGAGGCTCAGGAGCTTCTAGGGCAGATTCGCGGGGCTACATTGATCTACACATCTAAACCCGCTCTTTTTGACGTAGCGGAAGTTTCAGACGATGTGAAAGACGAAATCCTCTGCAAACTGCTTTTTTTTATTGTTTTTCGGCGTCATGTATTCCCAAGTCGGTTCAGGGTCTGGTTTTCCACGATTCAGACTGCATTGGGCTTGGAGCTTACCTCCTCGAATGCTACGGAAGTGTTTCCTTCTACGACGATATCGACCACTCCCGAACCTATTGGCATTACGGACACTTCGTTGCCGATATGATGGAGGCGTTAAGGACAACGCATTTTTCAAGTGTTGCCGGTTCAGATTGGGACGATGCCCTACACTTTCGTTCTCGTTACTCTAAGGTGTTCTGATGGCTGATATTACGTCTGTCTTAGAAATTGATATCAAGGATGACGCTTTCAGGGCGTTTAAGGCAGACCTTGACGCTATGAAGAAGTCTATGGGGACGATGGGCGGCGGCGCTACGGGAACCGTCAGCGGCGCGAAGGCAAGGCAAGCGGCAAATGACTTTGACGCTTACAGCAAAGCCATGAAGAAAAGCACCGAAGCCCTTTTGGGGTTTACGACCCAGATGACGAAAACGGCTACCAACCTTGCCGTTGATTCGGGCAAAAAGCTGATCGGCGCATTCACTTCTCTTACCAAAACGATTGTCGGTCATGGGGGGCTTCTGGCGGGTATCGCGTCAGTTGCTTCTCTGGCCGGTATGGTCGGCGCGGCTGGAAGAACACAGCACCGGATGTATCAGGCTCAAGGACTTGGGTTTGGTGGTCCTCAGGATATTGCTCGATTGGGCGTGACCTTGGGTCAGCGCATGGACGTGGCTGGCGTTGCTGGTCATCTACAAGAGGAAATGGCTAAATCCGGATCGCTTTTGGTTGCGGGATTATCTCGATTCTTGGGTGTCAGCCCTCAAGACCTAAAAGGCATGAGCAAGGATGAACTCATGTTTGGGTTTGCCGATTACGCGACCTCCCAAGCCGAAAGACCCGGAGGCATGATGCCATCCCAGATGGAGGCGGCAGGTCTTGGGTTTCTGGGTGTTCAAGGTCAACAGCGGATGCTGGCTACTAAAAATGAAGCGGAAAGGCTTAGACGGGAAAACGAAGAACTCACAAAGCAAACTCAGCTTGCAAGTCCGGGCGCATGGCAGAAATTTAACCAGTTTCTGACTGGTGGGTTTTTGAAAGGCGAAACCGGCATGATGAACATCCTAACGCCATTGCTTGATCCCTTGATGGAAGTCGGTAAAGTGATTGGCAAAAAGATGGAAGGCTCAAACGGAATATCTACCGTGGTCGATCATCTGCAAGCTGATTTGTGGGCCTTGCAGAATGCTCTAAGCACCGGAAATTGGGATGCGTTTTGGGACCGAATCAAAAAGGACATGAAGTCCGTATTTGATGCCATCATTGATGTTGCGGGTCCGGTTTTTGAGAAGATTGGAAATAGCCTAGAGCGGCACTTCAAGGAAGCCATCAGACCGCTTACCGAAGCGGCTGAGATATTCAAGCAAATGCTAACTCAGCTCAGTCAAAGCCCAATGGCAACCTTGATGGGAATCAGTCCGGTTGGCGCTGTTTCTAGTCATATTGCCTCTAACATGGACCTTGCAGGGCTTACGGGAAGTGAAGCGGCGGCAATGCGGAAAGGGTCTGCATATACCGGTCTATTTGAAAAATACGGCAAACAGGCGGGAGTTGACCCGACTATTTTGTACGGTATCGGCATGGCTGAAAGTCGTTTTAATCCTTTAGCGAAAAGCTCTAAAGGTGCTGGTGGCCTGATGGGATTTATGCCTAGCACTGCAAGTCAATATCGCATTGATCCCTATGACCCGGATCAAGCAATTCACGGCACATCCAAATATCAAAGGCGCTTGCTAGAAATGTTCCACGGCGATCAGACCGCCGCTCTTGCCGCTTACAACTGGGGCGAAGGGAACGTACAAAAAGCACAACGCAGATATGGCGAAGGATGGCTGGCTCATGCGCCTTCTGAAACTCAGCAATACGTTTCAAATGTGCGCCGATATGCTGAAATCGCTGGGCGCAACCTGCAAGTATCAGTCAGCGCACCGGCTGGCTCTGACGTGACTGTCAATCAAGTCCGCGCAACGGGAGCGGGTAAAGGCCCATGAGATACTACAAGATCACTTTTGTAGATCAAAAGACGGGACGTGGCGTTTCCGGGAATGATCCCAATTTCCCTGATACCTTCAGTTCGCACTTTGAGGACGGGACATTCAATCCGGGTGCTTTAGAAGTTGAGTTTGAAATCGCCAATGCTTTCGGTCATATGCTGTCCGCTCAAACGCACATCCGAATTCACAACCCGACTTTGACGATGGTCAGGGATTCAATTCAATACAACAATTCCTATTGCGTCATTGAAGCAGGATTTAAGCAGGGATTGCCGCTTGCAAACCCATCACAGGCAGGGATCATTGGCGCTGGGGTCGTTCAGAATACGTTTGCCAATTGGTTGGGCACTGACCTTGTGCTGGATTTTCTTTTGTATCCTAGCGACTACTATGGCGATGTAAGCCTTGATTTGTCAGCGGGGACTGGCGTTGGGTCCGTTTCAAATCTTAGCTTTAGCTGGACTGAAGGTCCGTTGAGTGCCGCCATAGAAAACACGTTTAAGCCCTTTGGCGTTACGGTCAAAGGATCAATCCGATCAGGGTTAAATACGCCTCCTCCGGGTGGAATTCAGGGATGGCAAGGCAACTTCCAAGGCTTCTCATCTTTTATCAGAAGCATGACCCGTGACTATCTGAATCCTCCCAATACGCAAACCACTGGGACCGCAACCAACACATCGGTAGGTGGCGGGAATTTTCAGTATTACTACGGCGTGATGATGCAATGGCTTCCTAGCCAGAAATTGCTTTTGCTTCAGGACGGAACCCAACCGTCAGGCGCTATCAGTCTTGAATATCAAGAGTTCATAGGCCAACCCACATGGATGTCTGATTCCGGGATGCTTCAATCCGTTCACCCGATGCGGGCTGATATCAATCTAGGATTCAAAGTAAAATACCCCAATAGTCTGCCCACTCAGGCCAATCCTTCGCTTATCATCATCCGGGATCAATTTGTATCCCCATCAAGCGGTGAACTAATGGTCATGGGGGTTAGGCACATGGGCAGATTCAGAGATACATCGCCTACTGGATGGGTTACTTATGTGGATGCGGCACGTCCATTAAGGTTTAATCCGAATGAACCCGCGCCACAGTCAGAACGTGTAGGCTTTGTAACCGTTGGGCCACTTGAGACAGTGCAATGACCCCCGTTAATTCAACAGTCAATACGGCTTTTTCCCTAGCGTATGAATGGAGTCCTATTCTGTTCACGGGTGGACTGTTTTCATGGTCCCCGATGGGAATTCCGATCATTGCCATCACGCAATCCATTTCCGTTGCCGGGACCGTAACGTCATCCATCCTTGATGGCGGCAACATTCAGCCTTTTGCCCAGCCGCTTTTCACATGGCGTCCTATGCCGGGATCAACGCTATGGGAATCTGAAATTGCTGAGTATCCGTTTTATACCAATCAAATAGCGGCTAATGCTCAGGTTCAAAGGCCCCTTAGGGTTTCTATGCTGGGTCACGCCCCTGCCGGTGGCGGTACGCCGTGGTCATTGAAGCTGGCAACTATTTTTGCCCTTCAAGGATTGATTCAGGCGCATATCAATGCTGGCGGCACGTTTACCGTCATGACTCCAAGCTATGTCTACAGCAACTGCCTTCTGACGAATTTTGTTGATGTTTCATCGGGCGAAACCAATCAACCGCAGGTTTCTTGGCAGATGGATTTCGTTCAACCATTGCTGACGTTGCCGCAATCTAACGGCACATTGAATACGTTCTATCAAACTGTCGCTAATGGCGGCCAGTCATTGCTGGGTTAATCATGACGACATTTAACGTGCCAGAATCGTTTAAAACCGCCATCAATCTTCAGGTCACACTGGATGGGGCGGGTTATACGGCAACGATTGCATGGAATGTATTTGGCCAGCGGAATTACGTCACTATCTTGGATCAATTCGGCAATCGCGTTGTGACGATCCCGCTGATCGGAAGTCCCCCATCAGCCGATTACACGTACACCAACACCGATTTCGTACAAACGACCAACAATAAGACCATTACACTTGCACTAAATCGACCGATTAACATCATTGCGGGTTATTTTCAGACTTCCGCGATGTATTACTATCCGCAAGATCAAACGTTAGTGGTCACGCCATGACAAATTTTGCTGGAAAACTTCCATACGTACAAAACCTTTCGCAGTCTGTTGACTATCGCAATGAAGCGAATCAACAGCAGATGGGATGGGAGCTTCCTTGCACTGTCATTGCAATCAGTGACGATGGTTTGTTCGTGACGGTCAACTTTGAAATGGTGCAAAACGCCTTTCAGTTCCCTCAGATCACGATTCCTGTATTCATGAGCGAATACGTGAGGCTTCCTATCCAAATTGGAACCAGAGGCTACACGACTTTTGTAGACGTTCCTACCGAACAGATTACAGCGGAAAAATCGACACCCGCCACATTCAAGAATTTTGGCAACCTTAACAAGGTTCTGGTGTTTCAGCCCATTACCAATAAAGGATGGCCAAGCAACCCGGATATCAATGTCGTATGGATGTATGGTCCTAATGGCGTAACCATTCAGGATGAGGCCGAAAATTCTGTGGTCACGATAACGCCTACAGGAATCACGCTCAAAAGCGGAACGTCTTTCATCTCTATCGCCAAAAATGGAGCGATTGACATTGAGGGAACATCAGTCAAGATCATGGGCAAGGATTTCCTGACGCATCATCATTCGGGTGTTTCTACCGGATCAAGCAATACGGGTAACGTGGTATGAGATGTTGGGGCCGGACCTATCACACTGATGGCACTTACACATGGAACGAAGTCACAACGGATGCCAATGGCTATAACGATGCCGTGTACGTCACCGCTTTGGCTCAGGTGCTTCAGCTTAATCAGAATGAATCACCTTTCTGGGCAAACTATGGCATTCCGGCCATTCAAAGCGTTACCACGCAAGTGTTCCCAGACCTTGCCGTTTATTTCACTCAGCAACAATATGCGCGATACTTTGCATCGCTTAAAATCAGCAAAATCAATGCGCTGAATCAGTATCAAGTGCCGACCCCTGTGTATCAGGTGAACATCATCACCCAGCAGGGTTCCATCATTAACTTCAACGTGCCGATACCGACATGAGCCTACCCATCATAATGACTTCTGCGGGGCTTCAGCCTCAGTCCCCCACAAGCCTGAATCAGCAAATCATTGCTGGGGCCGTTGCTCTTGATCCCGGATTGACTGCCAATCTTCCGGGTACGCTGATTGAAGATATCGCATCAACAGATACCGGGGCTTTAGTCCTGATTGATTCGGCACAGGTTGAAACCGTCAACAGCATGACCCCTTACGGGGCGAACCTATTTATCCTGAATCAGCTTGGTCAGATTTATGGAGTCCAACAAGGGCTTGGCACCAATGTTTCTGTTTATCTGAAGTTCTCAGGCACTCCGGGGTTCGTTATCAATGCCGGTGTTCTGGTTTCTGATGGAACGTACCAATACCTGACTCAAGAGGCATCCGTCATTCAATCAGGCGGTACTAGCAACTCCGTTTATGCTGTAGCGACCATTTCGGGTTCATGGGCCGTACCGGCTGGAACCGTAACGAATATCCTGTCATCTATTCCCACCGGGATCACGCTAACGGTCACTAACCCGACTACGGGCATTCCTTCCAGCGGCGTTCAATCACCCGATGATTATCGATCACAAGTTCTGAATGCGGGGCTTACGTCATGCTCTAGCACGATCACGGCCATTAAAACCTATTTGCAAAGGGTTCCGGGTGTCATTTCAAGTCTGATTAGCGTCAGGCAGTCCGGTAGCAAATGGGAAGTCATTGTAGGTGGCGGCGATCCGACCGCCGTTGCAGATGCCATTTTTCAATCCTGCGGCGATCCCAGCTCATTGACTGGATCGGTCATGTCCGTAACGGGAGTGACAACCGGAAGTACGACCACGATAACGACCAATCTGGTGACGGGGTTTACGATTGGTGAATCTATTACGATTGCTGGAACCACGGGCCTTACCGGAGTCAATGGGGCGCACACCATTACGGCGCTTCCTGATCCATTCTCGTTCACCTTTGGAACATCATCTTCAGGCACATGGACAGGTGGTGGATCGGTAACGGTAGGATCAACAGGGACCATTCCTAGGAATCAAAACGTCACGATTTACGATACCCCGGATTCCTATGTAATCCCGTTTGTGACTCCGGTCCAGCAACCCGTTCTGGTTCAGATTTCATGGAAGACCAGTTCGACCAACACCATTTCAAATACGGCCGTTCAGACGCTTTCGGCTCCGGCCATTGTGTCTTACATCAACAGCCTTGGTCCGGGCCAACCGATCAATGAATACGAACTGCAGTACGTGTTCCAAGAGTCCATCAATTCCGTAGTCCCAACGCCATTACTGACCTATATCAGCATTCAAATTACGTTGAACGGTGTCATCACTCCGGTTGTAACGGGAACAGGAATCGTAGTCGGTGATCCAGAAGGTTACTATTTCATTGGTACTTCAGGCGTGACCACGGTGAAATTATGACCTTGCCCACCGCTCCCGTAACGGCAACCAAGACGATCCCTTCGTATCTGTATTTTCAATACATAGACGATCCCGATCTTCCCGCCCTTATAGCGTCTTACAACCAACAAACGCAAAACTACGTTACTTGGTTCGCGGCTATCAATCTTCCGGTCTATACGGGCCTTACAGGGGCGTTGCTAGACTGGATTGGGCAGGGAATCTATGGACTTCCACGGCCTAGCCTTTCATCTAGTACTATCTCAGGAATGATTGGTCAGATCGGGTCCGTGAAGCATCATGGGGCCATCGGTCCCAGTGGTCCGACACCCAATATCGTCAGTGCAATCAGCACAACGCAGATTTATCAAACTCAGAACAACTACGATACGCCGGATGATATTTATAAGCGCATTCTGACATGGTGGTTTTTTAAGGGTGACGGAAAGAACTTTTCGATTCCTTGGTTAAAGCGTCGAATTGCCCGATTCCTGTACGGCACCAATGGTACAAACATTTGTCCTGCTTGGAATCCCGGCATCAGCGTGACGTTCAATGATGCAACTTCACCACTCCCCACTTGCACGATTACGCTCACGGCATCTAATTTAACGGGCGTAAGCTCTAACCTTCTGACTTATCTGCAAGTTTGTATCGCTGATGGCGTATTATTGCTCCCATTCCAGTTCCAATACACGGTGACTATCGCATGACCGCACTCATCGAACTTTACGCGAATAACGCTTATTCGACGCTCTCTGGCGCGATATCCAATACCGCAACCTCTCTCACTTTGGCTACGGGAACGGGAAGCAGATTCCCTTCTCCGGTTGTTGGAGCGCAATTTTTCCGACTAGACCTGACTAGCGCATCGTCACCTAATACGATTTTTGAGATCGTCTATGTAACTCAGAGATCGGGCGACACCCTGACTATCCAGCGCGGTCAAGAAGGCTCTACCGCTCAAGCATGGGCAATTGGTGATTTGTGCGGCAACGAGCCGACAGCCGGGATGTTCAACCAATTCGTTCAGCCTTGGGTTGGTACGGATACCGGGGTTGCCAATGCGTATGTGGTCAGCACTCCTCAGCATGAATCAGCGTATTACTCTGGAATGCCGTGTACGTTTACGACGATTCACGCCAGCACTTCTACGGCTCCTACCCTGAATCTAAACAGTTTGGGTGCGGCCACGATTAAAAATGCAGACGGTACGGCTATTCTTTCAGGTCAGATTCCTGCAAATACTCCAATCTCTGTTGTCTACAATTCTGCTGATACGTCTTGGAGGCTTCAATCTCCGATTGGCATTCCCACTGGATTGATTCCCGGACGAGCCGCTGGGATTGATCCCTCTGGCCGCATCACTTCCGCTCTATCCACTCTTGTTCAGCTTAATATGTTGAGCAATTGGGCAGAACCAATTCAATCACAAATTGGTTCGCCGGGATTTACTATCGGTCCACAAGGTGTCCTAATGCAATGGGCCACAGGCACTTCTTCAACATCTGGCGATGTAGTCACATTTGCCGAAGCATTCCCTAATGCTATAAATACTGTGTTCATCAGTATTTCAACCGCTGATTCAGTGACACTTGCAGGTAACGGGTATTGTGGATATCAAATTCTTAACAACCAACAAGTTAAGATTTTTTCTGTAAATGGTACCCCTGCTGTTAGCGTCATGGCGATAGGATACTGATATGAACGCACTCATTACGTTTTTGATCGAACAGCTTGCAGGATTCATTCTTGGATCAGACATATTTGAAAGAATTGTTGCAACCGTTCTAAGATGGGCCGACAAAGAAATCTCAGGCGCAGAGAAGCGCAAGGGAGTGCTTGATGAGCTTGAAATCATAGGCTTGGAATTAACGGAATCGCTTGCCAATTTTGGTGTTGAGCTTGCCGTACAATATCTAAAGAAAAAGGCGTGATATGGTCACAGCCAAACAATGTCTTGCAAAATGGGGCGATCCAGCCGCCAATGAACGTAAATTCATGGTGATGTGGGATGTTCCGTCAGAACTTGAAATCGGAGTCATCCCCAAACGGATTTACTGCAACAAAATCATGATTGCGCCTTTGACCAAAGCATTCCAAAATCTCATCCAAACGGGGCGTGTAGAGGAACTCAAGACATGGAACGGATGCTTCAACATTCGGAAGAAGGTTGGTGGAACAACTTCTAGCCTCCATTCTTGGGGAATTGCAGTCGATCTCAATGCCGCTTGGAACGGATTTAATAAGCCCCCTACTTTGTCAGAAGGATTCGTTCAGTGTTTTATTGATGCGGGATTTGAATGGGGCGGTTATTGGAAGCGTTCAGATGGTATGCACTTCCAACTAAAGGAGATTTGAAATGGGCGACAAATTAGGTTTTGCACTCAATGAGGCGAGCACATGGCGTGGACTGGTTTATCTCATAATGGCATTCGGCATACAGATCACCCCAGATCAACAAGGAGCAATCGTGACGGCGGGTTTATCAGTAGCGGCCGCTATTTCATTGTTCACCAAGCGCAAGCCGCCAGAAGATATCTCGAAATGAACAAATGGCTAGAAATTGCATTTTACGTAGGATGCGGGATCGTCACCACTTACGTAACCATGAGTTCAACGCTCTCACAGCACTCCTATCGTTTGGATAAACTTGAGCGTGATGTTTCTGACTATGCGGCAGAAGCCAAACAAGATCGGAAAGAAATGCGCGATCTTCTGGTTGACATACAGATTAAGCTGGCGCAACTGAGTAAAAAATAATGGCCGTTCCCACTCCCTCCTATAATTTTAAGCAAGGCGGAACCTTTTCTTTGGGTGGATATGCGTCTCTGCCAACAGGAAGTGGGTGGAAAGCGACTGCTGAATTGCGGGATGGCAATGATGCTTTGATTGCGGAACTTGTAGTGACATTGCAAGCCCCTACTGCCCCTGAGACGAAATGGGGGCTTTTGCTTTATCAGGACGCAACAGCAACAGCGACATGGCCGCTAGGCCCTCTTTATTGCGATATCCGATTTGTTAATGGAACAACGGTGCTTCCAACCGCGACTTTTGTAGTCAATATCGTCCTCCGTATTACGACCTCCCAACCGACGCTAATGCTATGAGTGACGTAAGACTAATCAAAAAGCCGGGAGTTATTGTTTCTTTAGATCAGGTTCTTCAGGGTCCAACTGGCCCAACAGGTCCAACTGGCCCTTCTGGTCCAACTGGTCCATCGGGACCTACCGGTCCGTCTGGCGTTACGGGTCCTACTGGCCCTCAGGGTATCCAAGGAGCAACCGGCGCTACGGGAACAACAGGACCCAGTGGAGCAATAGGTCCATCAGGTGTAACTGGTCCCACGGGTCCTCAAGGTTCAACGGGTGTAACCGGTCCTCAAGGCGCTGTCGGCGCAACAGGTGCGACTGGACCCCAAGGCGTAGAAGGACCTATTGGCGCGACTGGACCTAGTGGTGTTGCAGGTCCTACGGGCGTAACTGGTGCAACTGGTCCTATCGGTGCAACAGGACCCACGGGATTGACGGGTGCAACAGGCCCCAGTGGTCTAGTTGGTGCTACAGGTGCAACTGGTGCCACTGGTGTTACCGGCCCCCAAGGCACATCAATTAATATCAAAGGAACGGTTGCTACTCCCGCAAATCTTCCTGCTACGGGCAATAATCCAAATGATGCGTACATCGTTCAATCAAATGGTGATCTTTACATTTGGAATGGTACTGCTTGGTTTAACGCTGGGCCTATTGTTGGTCCTACCGGGGCTACTGGGCCATCAGGAGCAACGGGCGCTACCGGTGTTGTGGGACCAACTGGACTTACGGGCGCTACAGGCCCGACAGGACTTACAGGTGCTACAGGCCCTATTGGTGTTACAGGCCCCACTGGTTTAACTGGCGCAACGGGTCCACAAGGCCCATCTGGATTGCAAGGACCTCAAGGTTATGTTGGCCCTACGGGTGCCACAGGGGTTACAGGACCGGTTGGTGCAACTGGCCCTATTGGTGCCACGGGTCCGCAGGGGATTCAAGGTATTCAAGGTATTCAGGGCGTAACCGGACCCACGGGACCTACTGGATTAACTGGATCAACCGGACCTACGGGTGCGGCAGGGGCTACGGGTGCAACCGGTCCCCAAGGCCCCCAAGGTGATATTGGCCCGACTGGCCCTACAGGTGTGACTGGCCCTACAGGTGTAGGTGTTACCGGGGCAACGGGACCTACGGGGCCTCAGGGCATTCAGGGTAATACCGGTGCTACAGGTGTGACGGGCGTTACTGGCCCTCAAGGAGCAACAGGCGTAACCGGACCGACTGGACCACAAGGGTTAACCGGTGCCACTGGACCTGCCGGGGTTACGGGTGTTACCGGACCGACTGGTGCCACTGGGCCTACGGGAGCGGGTGGTGCGTATGGTTACTGGGGTTCGTTCTACGATACGACCACGCAGAGCATATCGAGCATCACGACAGCTTATCCAGTCGCCATCGGAAATACCGACCCGAACAGCAATGGTGTGAGCATCGTTTCGGGCAACAGGATCACATTTGCCCATGCGGGAACGTATCTCATCACCTGGACGCTTCAGTTCACCAATTCGGATTCAGCCAACATCCATGACGCGAATGTATGGTTAAGTCTGAATGGCACGAATATTGCCGACAGCAATACCTATGCAACCGTTCCGGTCGCTCATGTCTCACCCGCTGGAACCACGAACGGAGGCCAATGCCTTGCGGTCACGTTCCAAGCGAATTTCAATGCGGCAGATTACGTCCAGATTTTCTGGCAAGCAAACAATACAGCCGTTCAAATTGCAACGATAGCGGCAGGAACAAGCCCGACGATCCCGGTTACTCCGGGTGTTATTGTCACTGTCAACCAAGTGCTGTATACCCAACTTGGGCCTACAGGGGCCACTGGTCCTACCGGTCCTCAGGGTGTCGTAGGGCCGACAGGCGTAACAGGTCCTACCGGCGCGGCATCAACTGTTCCCGGCCCGACAGGTGCAACGGGACCAACTGGTTTAACCGGAGCAACCGGACCAGTAGGTGCAACTGGACCGACTGGTTTGACGGGGGCCACTGGACCTGTAGGTGCCACTGGTCCGACTGGTCTAACTGGCCCCACTGGACCAACAGGCGTTACCGGACCTACTGGACCGACTGGTCTGACCGGAGCAACCGGACCTACGGGTTTAACCGGAGCAACAGGTCCAACGGGATTGACGGGCGCTACTGGACCGACTGGCATCACCGGATCAATCTATGCCGGAACGTCACCCCCATCCAATCCGACCACGTATCCTTTCTGGTGGAACGCGACCACAGGGAGTATGTTCATCTATTACACCGATACGAACGGAAGCCAATGGGTTCAAATGGATGGGTTCTATACGACAATCGTTAGTTCTAACACCTACCTTATTTCCTGAGGCAATATCATGGCCGCTTTGAATTTCCCCTCATCACCCACCGTTGGGCAAATCTACACCGCGAACGGCAAGTCATGGCAATGGAACGGAACCGCTTGGATTTCGTACAACCAGATCACGGCGCTTAACGGCATCACGATTGATAATTGCGTCATTGGCGGCACAACTCCTGCGGCGGGGACGTTTACGAATCTAGCCTATACCGGAACCCTGACCGGCGGTACGGGTGTTATCAACATCGGTTCGGGTCAGGTTTATAAAGATGCCTCCGGCAACCTTGGCTTGGGTGTTACGCCGAGTGGGTGGGCTAACGCAAAAGCAATGGACATTGCTAATTACGGATCAATCAGTACCGACCTAGTAAACGACGCCAATATATCTGTAGCTTGGAATGCTTACGCTACGGCGTATAACGCTTGGAAATACAAAAATACTGGTTCTGCGGCATCCCGATATGCACAAGAGGCAGGAAAGCATTATTGGTTCACCGCTCCCTCCGGCACAGCAGGAAACGCAATCTCCTTCACTCAGGCGATGACGCTGGATGCGAGTGGGCGTTTGAATTTAGGAGCTACAAGCAATGCTTTCGGTAATCAGCTATATGTAAGTGGTAGCACTTACCCAGCCCCACTACTGGGACTATACGACACTACCGCGAACAATCGCTCTGGTATAGGAATCTACAATAATTCTTTTAATTGCGGGATTTGGCTTTCTGGCGATTATTTGCAAGTAACAAATTCCGGTTCCTACACTGGAACAACAGTTGAATTTTCTGTAAGAGCATCTAATGGAGTAATTTTTTCCAACTATCTGACAGGTGGCGCGACTACTCTTTCCGTTGATGCTTATGGGAATATCATTAGAACTATTTCAGACCGCAACTTAAAAACCAACGATAAAGCAATTCCTTATGGCCTTGCAGAAGTCAACAAGATGCGCCCCATCATTCATGAGTGGACTCCAGAAGCTAACATGGGTGATGGGAAATCTATTGGTTTTATCGCTCAGGAAATGGAAGAGATTATTCCTGAAGTTGTCAGCGGTGAAGAGACTAAAAGTCTCGACTATCCCAAGTTAGTAGCGGTGCTAACCGCAGCCATCCAAGAACTCTCCGCAGAACTCAACGAACTCAAAGCAAAGGTAAACGCATGAGCAATACCTATACATGGGAATTTCCCGCCTTCGACTGCTACCCCACTGAAGCATCCCTGACCGATGTGGTGTTCAACATCCATTGGCGCTGCACGGCTGACGATGGCGAAGGGCATACCGCAACGATCTACAACACTCAGGCTGTTACCCATAGCCCTGAAGACCCCTTCACTCCATTCGATGAGATCACTTTCGATCAGGCTCAGGCTTGGGTACAGGGCGCAATGGGCATCGATCAGGTGACGGCATTGCAGGAAGCATTGGATAAAATGATTGAGGATCAGATTGCACCGAAAATGGTGACAAAATCTGCTCCGTGGGCGTAACTTTAAATTAACAACAGGGATAAATTATGATTCTTGATCTCGAAAAAGACGAAATCACTTCAATCATTGCCGTACTGGAACAGCTTCCTACTGGCTCTAATGCTTGGCCGTTGGTGCAGAAGATCAAGTTCCAGTTTGAAGAAGCCAACAAAGCCACCGAAGAAACCCCTGCCGAGTAAATCCTGATGGCATCCATCGAAGTCATTACCGAAGCCCCTGATCTCATTGTCGAACTTGGGACATTCCTCCAAGGTCCACAAGGTCCTACAGGACCTACAGGTCCCCAAGGTCCCGGTATTAACTTCAAAGGCCAAGTGGCAACCTATGCCGACCTTCCGACAGGTCCATCGGTCAATGACACCTATGAGACTCTCGACACCGGATTCTTCTGGGTCTGGAACGGTTCTGCATGGATTGATCTCGGAACGCTACAGGGACCGAGTGGGGCCACAGGCGCAACGGGTGCATCAGGAATTATCGGACCCACAGGACCATCAGGACCACAAGGCCCTATCGGTGCGACCGGGCCATCAGGTTTTGTCGGGGAACGCGGTGCGTCAGGTGTTTCCGGCGCTTCCGGCCCCACCGGGATGCAGGGACCACAAGGCGTTTCTGGCGTTCAAGGTATTCAAGGTATTCAAGGCATCCAAGGCCCTGAAGGTTCTATCGGGGCCACAGGGCCTAGCGGTTTAACCGGACAGCGCGGTGCGACCGGGGTAACCGGGGCATCAGGTTTGGTCGGCCCTACAGGATCAACAGGTGTTACCGGACCTCGTGGAGCAGCAGGACCTTCTGGACCTGTCGGCCCTTCGGGTGCGGTCGGCCCTACGGGTGCGTCAGGTTTGATCGGACCACGCGGGGCCACAGGTGCTACGGGTCCCGTTGGTGCTACGGGAGCTACCGGGATCGGAGCCACCGGCGTTACTGGACCATCAGGCCCAATGGGTGCTACGGGGCCACAGGGAACCGCGATCAAACTGAAAGGCTCCGTTGCGACTTACGCAGACTTACCGACCGGCGCATCATTGGATGATGCTTACATCACGCTCGATTCTGGCGATCTCTGGGTCTGGAATGGAACAACATGGTTTAATGCGGGAGCCATAGCGGGGCCTGTGGGTGCAACTGGACCTACCGGACCTTCTGGCGCGACTGGCCCTACAGGAATCGGATCAACAGGCGCTACGGGGCCAAGTGGATTGCAAGGTCTACAAGGTGTCACCGGCCCCGCAGGGAGTGTTGGTCCCACAGGCGCTACAGGTGCCATTGGTCCGTCAGGTGCTTCGGGTTTAGTCGGCGCAACTGGCCCTAGCGGAATTGCAGGAGCTACAGGCCCTAGCGGCGCAAGTGGTGCCACAGGACCACAGGGCAATGTCGGCGTGACCGGCCCTAGCGGTGCGGTCGGCGCTACGGGCGCGACCGGACCTCAAGGTATTCAAGGCATCCAAGGAAATCAGGGTGCGGTCGGCCCTACAGGCGTGACCGGACCAGTCGGTGCAACAGGCCCTACCGGAATCGGCGCAACAGGCCCTACAGGTCCGTCAGGGCTTTCGGGTGCGCTTACTTGGTATAACACCACGCCTCCATCGAATCCGGCTTTATATCCCCTTTGGTGGGACACCGTAGGCGGCACACTTTATGTTTACTTTGCTGGTAATGGTACTGGTCCTGTATGGGTTGAGGCTGATTCTGGCATCATTGGGCCACAAGGATTTGTTGGTGCCACCGGACCTACAGGCGTTACCGGTCCTACAGGTGCAACTGGTGTTACAGGGCCAATTGGTGCTACAGGTTTGATCGGACCTACAGGTGTTACCGGGGTGACTGGTCCTGTTGGAGCAACTGGTCCTGCGGGTGGCCCAACGGGTCCCACTGGGGCTACAGGACTTCAGGGTCCCACTGGACCTGCCGGGGCTAACGGCACCTCTATCGGTGTCAACGTCAAAGCGTACGGTGCTGTCGGGGATGGTGTGGCTGATGACACATCCGCAATTCAAAACGCAATCACTTCTAACCCAAATAGAACAATTTATTTCCCCGCTGGTCGTTATTTAGTTTCAAGCTTATCTATCACAACTGGTATAAATTTACTTGGGGATTCTTTTTACGCAAGTGCTATTGTTGCCAGTTCCTCAACAGGTGATGTAATAACGATAAGTTCTACTCAAACGTTTTTTGTGTCGAACATTGTATTTACATCTAATGCCCAAAGAACAAGTGGATCTTATATAACTGTTAATCCAGCGTCTGGTGAAAACGGTAATAGTAGAATTACAAATTGCCAATTTATCGTCGGGGCAATCGGGTTAAATTTTGTAAAAGCTTCTGGGTGGGTTGTTTTAGGATGCAACTGGAACAACTATACGACTGCTATCCAAATCCAAAACACGAATAACATTGATTCAGGCGATTCTTGCATAACGAATTGCACATTTGCGTCGTCTATCGGCGGGATCACTATTTCTCAATATTCTTCTGGTGGTTTGAAAATCATCGGAAATAAATTTCTTAATGCGACCTATCACTACCTTGGTCAGTATTCGACAGGCGCTGGGAATCCAAGCACCTCAATTCTTGTTATTTCAGGAAATAGCTTAGAAGCCGCAGCATCATCATCAATTGCATTAAATACAAGTTCTAATTCATTTTCCCAAGTTGTCATCACCGGGAATCAGATGACAGTTAATGGGAACATCGGCATTCAGTTTGAAGGGGCAAACTTATCTAATGTCTACATCGGTGGAAATGAAATGGCTGTTGCATCTGGAAGCAAAGCTATTCAAATTAATGGTGGATCAGCAATAACACTTGGGACAAATGCAATTTGTGGTCAGGGGGGGTCCACACAAGGTATTGGAATTTATAGTGGGCAAGTGTATGTATGCCCTCAAGCATTCACAAGCGTTCCGTCAAGATTTTTCGCACTTTCCGGTACGATCACATTTGCAGTAGGACAGGCCCAACAGGGAAGCGCAAGTGCTCCGATGTCATCCGCTACTTATGGAAGTAATTTTTATAGAATTGCGACTGATCCTAGCACTGGAGGAACATTTAATAGAGTTAATTTTTCTCAAGCATTTCCGCAATCACCAACCGTCGTGATAAGTTTATATGCTGGTAATGGTGAAAATGAAAATACAGGTGGTGCTGTAGGTTGTATACTGGGAGAAGTAACGGCGTCATACTTCGAGTGGTGGGCGTTTGGTTTAAACTCATCAGGACAAATTGATATAGTATGGGAAGCGTATTTAACAGGCCAATAGAACTAAGGGAGGTTCAACATGGCTCGTTTACACCTATTGGGGTTGTTTCATACAATCCCTGCGGCAGATTTTTCACATTGTGCTTTCACGGGTCGCGTCGTTAGATTTGGGAAGATGATGCTTCCCTTTGGTCATGAGGTCATCGAATACAGCAATGCAGGGACAGAGGCCCAATCAAGTGAACACGTTGAAATTCTGGATGCGGAAACATTTGAACGGCTCAAGGCCCTCTACAAAGAAGAACAGCCCCATGAAGCAGCTTCAACGGATTCGAGTCTGTATCGAGAATTTTGTAAACGACTGGTTCCCGAGCTATCTATGCGCGTTCGCGATGGCGATATTATTTGCCATCCTTTTGGCATCACTCATTCAGATTTGGGTCAACGTTTTCCAAATGCTCATCATGTAGAGATTGGGATTGGCTACACCCAATGCGCGTTTCCGCTTCGGGTCTATGAAACCTATCAGTGGTGGTCATGGCATCAAGGCAAGGAACAGGTCGCGGGGAATGACTATCAATGGGTCTGCCCGATGGGGTACGACATTGAGGACTGGTTGCCCTCTTACGATGATGGGAAGTACCTACTCTATTTTGGCCGACTGATCGATTGCAAGGGACTGCATCACATCAAGGAGATTGCCCGTCACGTTGATATGCCCGTTCGCTTGGTAGGTGAAGGCAACAAGGAATGGCTGGATCACTTTATGCAGGACGCTCCGATCAATATGACCGTCGAGCCGCCTGTCACCGGCAAGGACCGATCCGAACTTCTCCGCAACGCTTACGCCCTATTGATGCCTACGCGCTACTGTGAGCCTTTTGGAGGCGCGGGAGTCGAAGGGATGCTCTGCGGTACGCCTTTGATCGCTTCTGACTTTGGAGCCTTCTCAGAGACCGTTGTGCATGGATATAACGGCTATCGATGCAAAACCTTGGGCGATTGGCTTGAAGCTGTTCGAAACGTGCCTTCATTGAACCGCCGGGCGATTGCATCCACAGCCCGGAACAAGTATTCCCTGGAGGAAGTTGGCGCTCAGATGGACAAAATCTTTCGACAGGTCGAAAATTTGAACCACAAAGGGTGGTATTCCACCGAACCGTCCCACGCGATCTGGTCTTAATACTATGAACTACTCAATCAGATTCACAGCCGAGCAACTTCAGTATGTCGTTAAGGTTCTTGAGCTTCGCCCCTTCAATGAAGTGGCCGCGCTACTCATGAGCATCAAGCAACAAGCGACTGATCCCAAGGCTCCCGATCCTAAAACTCCCGACAACGGCTAACACTAAGAGGCCACAATGCTCCCAATCACTCTTACCCAGACCGGCACAGGCTCATCGACAACTTACAACGTCAATAGCTTTGTATCAGGGGTCAATATCGGATTCGGGTGCATTGCCACCGGGACCGTGACGTATACCGTTCAGCACACGTTCGATGGAACCAACTGGTTCGATCATCCAGACGTTGCCTCTGAAACGACCAACGCCGATGGGAACTATGCTTTCCCGGTGGATCAGATTCGAGTCACCGTCACGGCGGGAACGGGATCGGTTGCCATGACGATCATTCAGGCGGGAGTCAACGCCTAATGGTTGGCGGGGGTTCAGTATCTGATTACGTCAACACGACTTCGGGACTCAGTTGAATTGATGAAAGAATATCTTTGGGCACGACTTGCGGAAACGTCGACATGGCGCGGGATTTTTCTCATGCTGTCGGCGTTTGGCGTTTACAGTTTTACCGACGATCAGAAATATGCCATTGAGGCATTGGCGGCGGCTTTGTTTGGGCTTAGTCACTTGCCTCCTGATCGGGTGTCCTTACCGACTCGAAACAAGGATCGATAGTCCTTACCCTTGGGTCGCAGATTGCACGACCACGCCGAGTAATGTTCTTAGCAAGAATGTCATCGACTTGATCTACAATCTCAATTTCAACATTCACTGCGAGTACGGTTATGACTATTCACGAAAGGATTTCTGCCCTGTTTCTGGAATTCGAGACTATCCTCCATTCATTGGCCAGTAGTGCGGCAGAAGTGGCCCCGGTGGCCGAAGCCATTGAAGCCGTAGCGGCTCCCGAAGATATCGCCCCGACTGAAGCGGCGGCGGCTGTAGCGGAAAAGGTAGCAGAAGAGACTCCGGCGGCTTAGAATCGCCTGTCTCTCCTTCAGAAGCCCCGGCTAATCACCGGGGTTTTTTTTGCAGTTAAAAACGCGCCTATCGAAAGTCGAATTCTCCGGGGTGCAAGTCTGAGCGCATCCCTCGGGCTTACGCTCCCACTTGTCCTTGGCCTTCCCTTCGGCATAGGTCTGATATTGCATATTGACCGGGTCATCGATTCCACCGCACTCAAGCGCACAGACATGATCGACAACGTATCCCTTGCGTCCATGCGGGTAGCCTTCCCTCACATCGAAGTGATGTTTCTGAGTCTGACTCCGACATGAGGCTTCCGTTATTTTGGGATCGAATGCCAATATAAATGCCAAAAACAGCGTCATGGGCACTAAATCAGCGGTTTTGTTAAGGTGTAGGTGCATTATTTGATGTTGTGGTG